GCCAAAGCCCAACGCTTCCCGCTTCGCAATACTTTATCAACTTTCCGCAATCAACCGCCAAAAATATAGCAAACCGCCAAAATGCTTAACTATCCCCGTTCCGCAAACCGCCAACGCTTAACGCATATTAACGAAACGCCAACCGCCCTTGCTTTACTCAATCCAAAATCCGCTTATCATTTATAAATAAATATAACTGAATAACTATCCGCGATTAACTGAACGCGATTAAATAACAGCTAAACAAATACAACCTATACGCGAAGCGTTAGGCGTGGGTTATCCTACCAAGATATAATTACTTATAAGATTGTAATTAGTATTAGTATCTTCTCAACCCAGAACATAACATTTACATTATGGGATATTATAAGACAATAGACATTAACGCTTCACGCTTAAATAATCGCGGGGCGTTGCATATATGCAACACGCTTCGCGTGTTCCGTGTTCGCGTTCCGCGTGTGTGCGTTCCTTGTTTAACAATTAAGTAATAGCGTAGCTATTACCAATCCAAAATGAAAGTGAAATACGAAGTATTTTTCTTTACCCTATACACCCTAAACTAGAATATGTAACTAGAGATAGTGGTAAAGTCAAAGATTTGGACATTCCTACGCGCCAAAATCATTTCCAAAATATATGTTGTTTTATGCACCCCTACCCCCAAAAAAATAATATTTATAAATATTGCAATGCCTCAAAAATTTTATAAAAAATTTTTATGAAACACTTTTTTGTAATGTTCACTATGCTTTCAAGCTCTTTCTTATTTGTTAATAATACTGTATAATTAAGGGTTCTATGGAAGAGATAATACTAACAGAAGAACAGATAGAGAAATTACCTATAGATGCACGTAAAGATTATAGAAAATATTATCTTATGTTGCATGAGAAGAAAAACAAAACAGAAATCAATAATAATTTCTTAAAGTTTGTTAAAACTGTTTGGCCAGATTTCGTTGAAGGTTCTCATCATAAAAAAATTGCTGATCAGTTCAATAGACTTGCAAGAGGTGATATCAATCGTTTAATAATCAATATGCCACCAAGGCATACTAAATCAGAGTTTGCCTCGTTCCTGCTCCCCGCTTGGATGATAGGTAAGAATCCTAAACTAAAGATTATTCAAACTACTCACACCGCGGAGCTCGCTGTTCGGTTCGGTAGAAAAGCTAAAACACTCATTGACAGCGAAGACTATCAGAAAATATTTCAAACAAGATTACGTGAAGACTCTCAAGCTGCTGGACGTTGGGAAACGGAACAAGGTGGTGAATACTTTGCAGCCGGTGTCGGCGGTGCGATAACAGGTCGAGGCGCTGATCTATTAATAATAGATGATCCGCATTCAGAGCAGGACGCTTTGAATCCCGAAGCGCTGGAACGTGCTTATGAATGGTATACATCAGGTCCTCGTCAGCGATTACAACCTGGTGGTAAAATTGTAGTCGTTATGACGCGTTGGTCAGTTAAAGATTTAACAGCACAACTTATAAAATCATCTGCTGAAACAAAAGCAGATCAATGGGAGCTTATAGAGTTTCCAGCAATCCTACCAGACAATCAACCCGTATGGCCAGAGTATTGGAAGTTATCAGAATTAGAATCAGTGAAAGCATCTCTATCGGTGCAGAAATGGAATGCTCAATGGATGCAAAATCCAACGGCAGAAGAAGGATCAATCATTAAACGCGAATGGTGGAGAGTTTGGGATAAACCTTATATCCCTGCTTTAGATCATGTGATTCAAAGTTATGATACTGCATTTCTTAAAAAAGAAACGGCGGATTACTCTGCAATCACTACATGGGGTGTATTTAGATTGAACGAGGATAGCGAACCGAATCTAATATTATTAGATGCGGTAAAGGAAAGATTAGAGTTTCCAGAGTTAAAACGTAAAGCGTTAGAGCAATATACCTACTGGAATCCAGAAACGGTGATCATTGAAGCTAAAGCATCAGGACTACCTTTGACCTATGAATTACGTAAGATGGGTATCCCCGTTGTTAACTTTACACCGAGCAAAGGAAATGATAAGCATGCAAGGGTAAATGCAGTTGCGCCATTGTTTGAATCAGGACAAATATGGGCACCTGATCAAAAGTTTGCTGAAGAGGTCGTAGAGGAATGCGCAGCATTTCCTTATGGCGATAACGATGACTTGGTAGATTCTATGACTCAAGCAGTAATGAGATTTCGACAAGGTGGTTTTATAGATCACCCAGAAGATTATAGAGACGAGCCAGTGATTCATCATAACAGAACTTATTATTAATATGGCAGGAATTGAAGAAGCATTTGAAAAATTTGTAACAAGAGTTTCTGGTAGAGAAGAAAAAGATACAGAAGATGATTCAAACATTGGGTTTGGAAAAAATGTTTATTCACCACAAAATGGATTATTTTTTAGTCCTGTTCAAAAAAATCAAATTCCTTTTGGAGATATATTAAAATCTGATCAAAGATTAAATCCACCTATACCAACTCCAACACAAAGAAATCTTACTCCTGAAGAAAGAATGAGATTAGAAGATAATGAATATTTTATGAGTCAAGGACAATCACAATATGTTTCTCCTGTAGTACAAGGACAAGGTTTTAATAAAAGAGATCTAAAAGATTTTACTAAACAATATCTTCAAAGCCAAACTTCATTAGGTGGTGGTATTGGATATCAAGGACCAGAATATGGTCTTGTGGCAATTAAACCTTTTGTAGGTCCAGATAGAAGTGCATTGCTTCAAGGTTACTATAATACGGATAATGAAGGATCTAGAATTCAAGCAGGGTTAAGTCCTAAAGAACAAAGAATAGACTACACAGGAAATACTGGTACTACTTTTTCTGCAGGAAGAAATACCTATCAAGGAAATCCATACTATACATTTAATGTTAATAAACCATTCGCGGACGGTGGACGAGTGAGTATGTCTGACGGTGGATTGACAACAACGGTGCCACCTGATAAAGGTCCTGACTCACAAGGTGTTGAATCATTATTTACAAGAAGGTATAATTAATCATGGCAGAAATTGATAAGTCATTACCCAATACAAAAACTACTATTGAAATTCCAGGTCAAACTGAAATAGAACAATCTATTCAAGAAGAAATATTACCAACAGATTCTCCAGTTGAAATTAACATGGATGAAGATGGTGGTGCAGAAATTTCTTTTGATCCAAATATTGCAGCTCCACAAGGGGGTGAAGATCATTATGCAAACCTTGCAGAATTTTTAGATGAAAGTATTTTAGTAGAGATTGGATCTGAACTAGAAGGACAATACAAAGATTATAGATCATCACGTCAAGATTGGGAAATGGCATATACGAATGGTCTTGAACTATTAGGTTTTAAATACGAAAGACGAACAGAGCCATTTAGAAATGCATCAGGAGTTACTCATCCAGTTCTTGCAGAATCAGTTACACAATTTCAATCACAAGCTTATAAAGAATTACTTCCAGCAGACGGACCTGTGCGAACTCAAATTGTTGGATTAATAGATTCACAAAAAGAACAACAATCAGAACGAGTTAGAGATTTCATGAACTATCAAATTATGACTGTCATGAAAGAGTATGAACCAGAATTTGATCAAATGTTATTTTATTTACCGCTATCAGGATCTACTTTTAAAAAAGTTTATTATGATGCAATCCTTGGACGAGCGGTATCTAAATTTATTCCAGCAGAAGATTTAGTTGTTCCTTATTCAGCAACATCATTAGATGATGCAGATGCTATCATTCATGTATTAAAAATTTCTGAAAATGATTTACGTAAACAACAAGTAAGTGGTTTTTATAAAGATGTAGAATTAGGTCAACCTGCAATTAAAACAGATACGATAAAAGAAAAAGAACGTGAGTTAGAAGGTGTTAGAATTGAAAGACAAGATAGTATTTACACTCTTTTAGAATGTCATGTTAATTTAGATATAGAAGGTTTTGAAGATAAAGATCTTCAAACTGGTGAGCCCACAGGAATTAAACTTCCATATATTGTAACTATTGAAGAATCATCTAGAGAAGTTTTATCTATTAGACGAAACTACAAAACAGACGATCCGCTAAAAAATAAAACTAATTACTTTGTACACTTTAAATTTTTACCAGGACTTGGATTTTATGGCTTTGGTTTAATTCACATGATCTGTGGATTATCACGTACTGCAACTCAAGCATTAAGACAATTGCTAGATGCAGGAACTTTATCTAATTTACCATCTGGATTTAAAATGCGAGGTATTCGTGTACGAGATGATGCACAACCTATTCAGCCAGGAGAATTTAGAGATGTAGATGCACCTGGTGGAAATCTGCGTGATGCATTTATGCCATTACCTTTTAAAGAACCATCAGCGACCCTTTTACAATTGATGGGTATTGTGGTTCAAGCAGGTCAACGCTTCGCGTCCATCGCAGATATGCAAGTGGGTGACGGTAATCAAAACGCGGCTGTAGGTACGACCATGGCATTATTGGAGCGCGGATCGAGGGTGATGTCAGCAATTCATAAAAGATTATATGCTTCACTTAAAAATGAATTTGAATTATTAGCAAAAGTATTTGCAACTTATTTACCACCAACTTATCCATATGATGTTGTAGGTGGAACGAGAGAAA